TTTTAATTAAGTTATATCTATAAAGTGAGTACGATATAGACTGACACAGAGAGATCATGCACTAAGGACAAACACGCTCTGCATCAGAAAACGTATTCACCCCTCAAACCACCTCGGAATTTAACCACAAGGTTTGAAGATACACGAAAATAAAATAATCCACCCCCTACACGGGGAGTATATTTATTTCGACCTTTATTTATACTGGCGGTTTGCTACCAGTGTAAAATAGTTTATAGTCATTCCGGACTATAGGCAACTACGTGCGGCCCAATGCGTTGGAGAGTGAAATTCCCGCTCCAGCCGCAAAGCCAACTGCAGACCCAACAGGGCCCCCAACTACAAAGCCGAGGACACCACCGAGAACTGCACGAATCCAGTTTATGTGTTGGTCATTTGGCATAGCAATGGCACAATCGGCTAAAAGTTTATAAACCAAATAACGCTCATTAATATCCTTACTACCATGCGCACAAGCTGTAATCCTTTGGTATGTCGTGTATTCCCAATTGATATAACAATCCAATCGAAGAATAGGTGCGGCAACACCCGAAGGCTGACCAGCCCCAGTAGCAACCTGCCCTGACATACACAACATGGGGTACATATGAGTCCTCATGTTTGTAGTAGTAGTCGCGAGGGTGTCATACAACAACGTGTCTGACTCATCCTCCGGTACCCATATAATATAGGAACCCTCATTAGTGGGCCCATCATAGGCACCTTTATAAGTGGCAATTGTCTCCCACTTAGTAGAGTTAGCCAGGGTAGAATTAGCCCCAGCCATTACCCACCAATCACCAGGAACCCAAGCGGCAGCAATATTACCAGCCACCGTGATAGGGGGGGCCACAGAAGTGGCAAGGATACACGCACAAATGGGACGGCACTTAGCCATAATAGGGTTAGTACCGCCAACAAAAGTGGCTTGATTTATATCCTGGAAGTAATTTATAAAATTAGTTCCCCCAACACCAGCCACCCAATAATTAGACCAGAGGGCAGTGTTGTTCTGACCATCTTGGAGAGCAAACATCCAATTAGTAGAAGTGGGACTAAAAACCTGAGCTTGGTTATCAATGACCGGATTAAGTATGAATGACCAACGCCCAACATCATTTGCGGCGTTCTGGGCTGTGCCCTGAACACCCATGATGTTTTGGACGAATTTAGTTTGATAGGTTGCTGTTGCTTCCCTCGTCCAGGGATCGGGCAACCTAATATTCTCAGCCTCACGTGGGGCGAGAATGGCAGCAAGATACTCTGCCTTCTTGGGAATAGTCATGCCTTCACAGGACATATATTCCATCAGCCTCCGTTCAATCAGGGTCCGAAGCATAGACGGACGCATTGCCGGGCGCGGGTTCATGGACAATGGTCCTCCACCTCTGCTAGTTGTATTAGCGCCTGGTTGTTTCCGTTTACCTACGGTTGCCTTCTTTTTCTTTGGCTGAGTTTGTTTCTTTTGTTTGGGTGCCTTAGCTACAGTGAGCTGTATGGCACCAAGTGTGCTAGGATTATTACTAGAATGATTCATTATGCACTGTGGTTTCTCAATGATTTTTATACCGTCCTCCTCCCCCGAAAATTGGTGGACAACATCCGTCAAGTATCCCAGAAGATGAGGAAAGTAGGTTGAGAGGTACGTTTTAAGTACATCACAAGCCTTCTCATTGGTAGAAACCAAAGGAACAATGGAGACTATAACAGACTCCAATTCCTCAGGGCTGTAGTCATTGCAGTACAAGATTGCCAACAATCTCTCGTACGAGTAACGAGGGACGTAGTAACCATGCTTCTCAACAACTTCAGCCCCGAGAAATGACAGGCCCAGAGGCCCATCTTGAACTTCATCCTCCGGAGGCGCATGTAGCTTCTGGCCACAACGGGCATAAGCCTGACTGCGCCACTCATACGTAACAAATTGACGCATGAAAGACGGGTATCCATTCAAATGATCATCAGCATATATATTCC